ATCAGAAAAATGATGACGGTGATCAATGCGAAGGGGGCCTGGGGGAAACAGGGAGAGACAGCGAAACGGTAGGGATTGTCAGATTCCCTGTTGCCCCCAGCTTAGAGGCTACTGCAGAAAGGAGGGACCTGCATGGCGTGGGAATACGCGGACCTGTTTGATGCGGAGATGGAACCGGCTGACATAGAGGGGCAGGTATCCTTCTGGCAGGATGAGGCCAGCACTCTCCATGTCGGTCAGATGGGATATCGACGGAGGATCACAAAGGCGGGACCCAGGCTGGAGGCGGAAATCTATCCGGCCTTCGGAAAAGAGGAACGGGGACGGCTCCGGGAAGCAAAACGAAATCAGACGCCAATGAAGCAGCAGCGTCTGAACGAACAGCGGGCAAAACATCAGCTGATCCTCCTGATCGAGACGAACTTCACAAAGAGTGACTATCACCTGACCCTGACCTATGGCGGCGCGACGCCGGATCTGGCCAGATGCAAAAAGGACGTCAAGAATTTCTTTGACCGGGTGAAGCGAAAGAGAGAGAAGCGTGGCCTGGGTGAGCTGAAATATATATATGCTATAGGCCACGATTCAGGGGCACGGCTGCATGTGCATGTGATCATCAACGGCGGGATAGAGCCGAAGGAGTTGCAGGAGATCTGGGGCAAGGGCCGAACGCGGGCGGACGCGCTGCAGCCGAACGAGTACGGACTGCAGGGCCTGGCCAATTATCTTTTCCGGCAAAACGCAGGGAAGAAATCGGCGGGGCAGCTGCCTGGGAAGAAAACCTGGATTCCGAGTCAGAACCTGAAAAGGCCGAAGACGAGGAGACGGGACTGCAAGTGTTCCAATGCCAGGGTGCGCAGGATCGCCGGGGACATCCAGAACGAGGCCAAGGAAATCATGGAGCGACTGTATCCGGGTTATACCTTTGTCGAGTGCAAGGTCACGCACAGTGACATTGTGGACGGTGTTTATATCCGGTGCCTGATGAGAAGATGGGAGGGATGACAGCATGGTGGACTTCGGAAGGCTGAGGCAGCTGATCAGACTGGAGGAGCGTCTGAGCTGGGCGATAGAGCGCGAAGAGGCAAAGGCAACGAAACGGACGTCAACAATCGGCGGGATCGGCGGCGGAGGTGGACGGGGAAACAGGTCCAGAGTTGAAGAAGGCGCCATTGAGCTTGCCATACTCAGAGATGAGCATCACCAGATCGAAACGGAGCTGGAGGAACAGCGCAGGGAACTGAAGCCACAGCTGAGAGCGTTGAGTGAGGTGGGAAAAACATTCATGACCATGCGCTATATCAAGGGCTTGGACTGTAAAAAGATCGCTATCGCAATGAACTATTCAGAGACGCATGTGTTTCATGTCGTGAAGGAAAGCGAGCAGAAAATCAACAGCCGGCAGGCGCAAAAAGAAGGCAGAAAAAGGCAGTAATTTTGTGATAAAATGTTACTGTGGAGCTGCAGGGAGAAGCAGAGATGAACAAGGATCCGGTCGTGGAACAGTTTTACACGTCATGGCGCTGGAGACAGTGCAGGACGGCCTTTGCGAAATCAAAGGGGAATCTGTGTGAGCGTTGCCTTTCCCGCGGAATCATTCAGCCGGGGTCGAAGGATCAGCCATTGGAAACGCATCACAGGATCCAGCTGACGGCGGACAATGTGAAGGATCCGGCGGTGAGTCTGAACTGGGCAAACCTTGAATTGCTGTGCAAGAAGTGCCACGACGAAGAACGACCGAAGGCGGAGAAACGCTGGCGGGTGGATGACGCCGGGCACGTGACACCCAGATAGCCCCCCTGGTCGAAGCCGAGCGCCGAGGCTGGCACAGGGCCGGGGTGAACTCGGGAAAAGCGCGCCGAGGGTGCGCGGGTTGCGCGGCCACGGGCGCGCGGGCGCTATGATGAAAGGACCCTTCCGGGCGGCCTGATTATGGCCGTTTTTTTGATGGGTTTTGGACGGACTTTCGCGGGATTTTTCCGGAGGTGATCGGTTGGAAACGGGACATGAGGAGCAAAACGCCAGGTCAAAGGCAAAGAAGTCCGGGGAGAAGCTGACGCCGGCGGCGCTGTACCGGAAAATGCTGAAGTTCGGGAAGGTCTACCAGATCGAGAAGGAGCAGGACTTTCTGGAAGCGGCGCGGATCTACAGCGAGGAGGCCGCGTTGATCGATCAGATGCGGGATCAGATCGCGGAAGAGGGCCTGACGGTCGAAAAGACCTACAAGACCGGCACGGTGGACGTGGCTCATCCCCTGCTGAGCGAGCTGCCGCGACACGTGGAGAGCGCCAACAAGTGCCTTGGGACCATCGGCAATATGATCTCCGAACGCGGCGCCAGGGTCGAGAAAGCGGCGCGGGACCTGGACGCCTTCCGGCTGCATTGATCTCCGGCGGAGGTTGTGAGATGGGATGAGGAAGGCGGCAGAGAAAAATCTGCTGATGGAGCGGTACGAGGAGAACGCGATCCTTGCTTACTGGGCAGAAATCAAGAGCGGCAGCGCAGTTGTCGGCATGTGGATCCGGATGCTATACGAAGTCATCCTGCAGGGGATCAGTGAGAAACGCTGGTTCTATGACCACAGCAAGGCCGTCAACGCGATTGGCTTCATTGAGCGGTTCTGCCATCACTACAAGGGAAAACTCGCTCCGCAGCGGATTGTGCTGAGCTTGTGGGAGCGGGCCAGCATCAGCCTGATCTTCGGGATCGTGGACGCGACAGGGCGGAGACAATTCACGGAAGTCTTCTGGCTGGTGGGCCGGAAGATGGGCAAGAGCCTGATGGCCGGGGCCATCGGGAACTACATGGCCTATGCGGCGGGAGAGTTCGGCAGCGAAATCTACTATCTGGCGCCGAAGCTGGACCAGGCGGATCTGTGTTACAGTGCGTTCGAGTTTAACGTGCACGCGGAGCCGGAACTGGACGAGATGACCAGGAGCACAAAGTTCAGGGGACTGGTCATCAAGGAGCGGAACACCATCGTCAAAAAGCTGGCGTTCACGGCGAAAAAGTCGGACGGATACAACCCCATGTTCTGGTGCGCGGACGAGGTGGCCGCATGGCCGGGGCTGGCCGGGCTCCGGCAATGGGAGGTTATGGTATCCGGTACGGGCGCCAGGGAAGAACCACTGGGGATGGCGATCAGCTCCGGCGGATATGAGGACGGCGGCGTATTCGATGAGCTGATGGCCCGCGGGACTGCCTTCCTGAAGGGCAACAGCAGAGAGCTGCACATGCTGCCGATTCTCTACATGATCGACGATCCGGCGAAATGGGATCACCTGGACGAGCTGCGGAAGGCGCTGCCGGGCATGGGTGAGAGCGTCAGCGAGGACTTTATCCGGAAGGAAATCCTGATCGCGGAGGGATCCGCGTCCAAGCGCACGGAGTTCATCACGAAGTATGCGAACCTGAAGCAGAACAGCACGACCGCATGGTTTGACGCCCAGGTTGTGAACCAGGTGTTCCTGCACACGGGGGAACACGGGGACCAGGTGCCATGGGAGTACACGCTGGAGGACTTCCGGGAGTCCTACGCGCTGTGCGGAATCGACCTTTCCCAGACAACGGACCTGACAAGCGCATGCGTGATGATCGAGCGGGCGGGCGTCCTGTGGGTGTTCTCCCATTTCTGGCTGCCGGGGGAAAGGCTCAAGGTGGCAACGGAGCGGGACGGGATCCCCTATGAGATCATGAGCCAGCGGGGATTTATCTCCTTCAGCGAGGGGCACATGGTGGACTATCGGGATGTGGTGGCCTGGTGCAAGGGGCTGATCGAGAAATACCACATCTATCCCCTGATGACGGGATACGACAGATGGAGCGCTCAGCCGATGGTGCAGGATCTGCAGGCTTACGGGTTCCACATGGACAGCGTGAGCCAGGGATTCAACCTGAGCGGCATTATCGACACCATGGAAGCGCTGATGAGGAACGGCCAGCTGCGGGTGGCGGACGGAAACGATCTGCTGAAAATTCACTTCATGGACAGCGCTCTGCAGAACGAGAGCGGCCTTTCGGCCCACACGCGGAAGGAGCTGG